CACTCTAACATTTGTTAGGTGTCTCATCCAAATCCTAATTAGTCAGCAAGTGCTTGTCTGATGTTGCCAACAAGTTCCTGTGCTTGTGAGCCTCTGCCCATTGCTCTAGGGTAACTGTCAGCACCAACCTTACGAGCAAGCCAGTAGAGAAACTCTAAATGGTAGACAGCCTTTAGTTCTTCAATGACGTTACCGTCATTATCGTACATGGTGGACTTCCACGAAGACTTATCAGATTTGTGGGTTTGGATAAGACCTGCTTCAGTCAATTCCTCAACAGTAAAATGTGGTGAGTAATACTCAGCATCAAATAATGTATGCCCATCCATAATGATGATGCCTGCCTCTTGTGCTTCACGAGCACGAGTTTTGATGTCAGTTGTCATTGTTGCTACCTTTCGGGGTTGTTGTTATGTTGTCACCTTATCATTTTGATGTTGCCTCATTCAAATCCTAGGATTTGGATGGAGCAGGGTTCATCAACTATAGTGGGGCATAACAAGGAGGAACGCATGAGTGGAATTACACCCCGACAACAACGTGACATTAGGGAAGCCTTACAAGAACGTATGACCCCATTAGAAATGGTGGGTTGTGTGGATGAATGGATTAGTGCTAATGAACTAGACCGTTTGACTTTCAAATCAGCATCTGAATTCTTAGACTATCTTGCCATGCTTCCTGTTGAGCGTACACCAGCAGTGGCGCACATTCCAATGGATGCTACACGCATTATTGTGAATTCAGCAAAAGGTATTTGTAATCTGTGTCACGAGCCTGTGTTAGCAGGGCAAGGTCACAAGGCACTAATAAACAGCGCATGGTTGTTGTATCACGCAGTAGACCAATGTTCTGCTGTGACCGTAACACCTGAAGTATCTTATGACTCTCAGTTGCGTGACAGGCTGGATACCTTTGTAGCCAGTTTGGAACAGATAGAACCACCTATCATGCCTGATGAGGCTTTATTTAGTTTGTCGTCGTCAAAGAACTTTGATTTAGACTTTGACCTAAAACTACCCTTGCTTGGCTATCAGAAGTCGGCTGTTGAGTATGTACGACGTACTCGCAAAGCCTTGGTATGTCAAGACATGGGGCTTGGTAAGACACCCATTGGTATCGCTGTAGCGCACATGGCTGTTCAGGAAGGACACAAAGTTGCTATCTTTGTGCCACCCAACCTTCGCTATCAGTGGATGTCAGAAATAAAACGATTTGCTCCTTGGCTAAAGGTCAAAACAATCAGTGGTCGCAAGGTAGGCAAATTGCCTAAGTGTGATGTGCTGGTTGTGCCTGACTCTATCATTGAGGCTTGGCAGAATGTTATTGCTGGCAAGTACACAAGCATCATTGTGGATGAGGCTCACCGTTTCAAATCGGAAAAGAGTGCTCGTACAAAGGCTTTGACTCGTATTGCCAACAAAATACCCCTAGACGGCTACTGTGCCTTGCTATCGGGAACTATTATCCCTAACAGACCGTCAGAGTTTATTTCACCTCTACGCATCATTGGGCGACTAGACCCAGTGTTTGGTACTAAAAAGCAGTTTCAGATTAGATACTGTGATTACCAAATGGTCAATGGGTTTCCTAACGTCAATGGGGCAAGCAATGTCGCAGAACTAAATCAAATCTTGCGTGGCACTTGCTACAGCAGGACTCGCAAAGTGGACGTTCTAGATGACTTGCCACCAAAGCGCAGAGCACAGTTGGACGTAGAACTACCTGTGTCTGTGATGAAAAAGTATCGCAAGGCTGAGGATGACTTCCTCGCTTGGGTCTTTGAGACTTATGGCAATGACGCATTTCTGTCAGCCAGCAAAGCACCTGTCATCACAGAAATAAATAAACTTAGGCAACTGTTAGGCGAGGCTAAGGTGGACTCTGCTGTGGCACACATCCAATCATTGCTGGAAAGTGGCGAGCAGGTCATAGCCTTTGCGTATCATAGTACGGTCATCAAAGCCATCAAAGAGAAGTTTGCCGACACAGAGGTTGTCTCTGTCGTTGGTGGGATGACAGCAGAGGCAAAGGACAGGGCTGTTCAGAAGTTCACGTCAGGTAAGGCTCGTCTGTTTATCGGACAGTTTGAGGCGGCTGGCGTGGGTCTGAACCTACAATGTGCTTCCCATGTGGTTATGGTGGAAATGCCGTGGTCGCCTGCGACAGGCACTCAGGCAGAAGATAGAGCGTGGCGTTATGGGGTCAAAAACCCAGTAGTGGCTTGGTGGCTGACAGCCATTGACCCTGAGATGCCCACGATTGACCTGCGTATGTGGCAAATCCTCAATAACAAACAGGAAACCATCTCTGCTTGCCTTGATGGGTGGGCAGAGGACATGAACGCTGAAGCAGGTAGTGTGACTGCCCTATTGCTTTCAGACATGATGGGTGTCTAGGATTTGGATGAGGGCGACCTCATACGATAATGTAAAAGTACAGGGGCGCAAGCCCCCACAACAAGAAAGAATAAAATGAGTAGAGAAACAGGAACAACACTCAATACCATGACACTGATTGGTAATGTCGCTAAGCGTGGATACAACGCATGGCATTATCGTGCAGACCTACAAGGTGACGAGCCAAACCACTATGACGGAGCAATCCCCATTGAAGATGTTGAGCGTCGTCTTTTCAACTTCACTGCTGTAGAACAGCCAGTGTTCGTAGGTATCCGAGATGAAGAGGGTAATGTAATTCGTTACATTGAACAGACTGACCGTAAAGCCATTGTGCGTGATGACAACAACCACGTAATGGGTATGTTCAAGGACTCATACGCAATCCACCAGTACAAACAATGGTTGATTGAGAATGTGTCTAGCATCATTGACGACAAGGTACTGGGTGTGGACTCAGCAGGCTGTTTGCGTGATGGAGCAATTGCATGGGTGGCAATCGCCAGCCCTGACAATCTTCAGACCAACGCAGGCTTCCCTGTACGCCCATACATCCTTGCAACAACCTCTCACAATGGTACTATTTCTACCACTTACAAGCAGGTCTATAACGCACCAGTATGCGACAACACCTTGTTTGCAAGTCTGCGTGAGGATGGCGCACAGAGTCGCACACGCCACAGCAAGCACAGTGGTTCTCGTATTCAGGGCATCCGTGATGCCATGGACATTGTGTTTGCAATGGGTGAAGACATTGTGGCTGAGATTGAGCGTCTTGGTGCTATCAGCGTAACTGACCGTGAATGGGACGCTATTGTCAATCGCCTTGTACCTATCGGTGTCGCAGGTGAAGTAGCACAATCAGCCATTTCCAAGATGGAGAACAAGCAAGAGACAATCCGTCAGATGTATCGCAATGACCCAATGGTGTCACCTTGGGCAGGTTCTGCTCTCGGTGTTCTGCAAGCGTTCAACACCTACGCACACCACGTGTCAGGTAAGAATGACAATCGTGCAGAGCGTAACGCTATGAACGTAATCACAGGCAAAATCCAGCAGTCAGACAGCAAGATTATTGAAGTCATCAACGAACTGGTGCTTGTGTGAGCGAGCATAAGTGGCTCTCAAAGGTTGGAGAGGACGGCACAATCATTGGGCTGTCCTTTCCAATCCTGAAGCACGTTATGGGTACTGACTGGCGTGATAGTTCAGCCTGTTCAGCCCTTCCCAAAGAAGTGTTTTTTAGTTACAACTCAAACAATCTAGAAGCAACCCGACGCAAGGAATACAAAACCTTAGCCTTGGAAACCTGCAAGTCTTGCCCTGTCATTGACAAGTGCTTTGAGTTTGCTATTTGTAACAACGAACAGTTTGGCATTTGGGCAGGTCTTACCCCTGACCAACGCAAGCCCTTTGTCAAACGGTTTAGGGAAACTGGGACTTTAGATAGTCTGCCAGTTTAGTAGCCCCCACATGGATGTCTCGTTGCCACACGGCTTCTCTTAGGAGTTTGCCTTCTGTGGCACGAACATCAGGGTCACGCAAAGCATTCAGATGCTTTACCCAGTTGTCGCCTCGGTTCTTTTTAGCGATACGCCCCACACCACAGTCCTTAGCAAAGGATGAGTACGAGGGTAGGTCAGATGCAACCCAAGGTATTCCTGCTGACGAGTATTCCAGCAGTTTTATATCAGACTTAGCATGATTGAATGGCACGTCTGATAACGGAGCAATACCAATGTCCATAGTCAGTAGAGATGGATACGACTGTGGGTCACACGCAGGGATAGCAACAACTGCGTCGTCATCAAGTCCCCACTTGCTTGCAACTGTTGGAGCGTTCTTGTGATAGCCACTGTGTTGTAATTTGATATTACCTTGCTCATACAGAGGTTTGATAATCCCTGACAGAACCTCTAAGTCACTTGACCTGTGGTTTGTAGACCCAACCCAACCAACTACTGGTGTAGGGCTGTCTGTGTGCTCTACAACAGTGAACCTGCCTACATCAACGGTGTTAGGCAAAACAGTTATCGGACAGCGCACAAAGGTAGAAATGCGCTCGGCAAGGTAAGGCGTAGATACTGTCACAGCGTTACTTGAAGATAATACTGCTTTGTAATGTATTACATTTTCAGTAGGGCTTGTTTTGGGATGTGATGCCTGAAAAGCATTGTTTTGAGGAGACAATCCCCAGTACCAGTCGTCAAGGTCATTCAAAATAACTTGACCTGCTTCTTGGG